TGTCAACTCCCAGGTAACTATTACGGCTTACGGTCACCAGGCTCTTCAGGGTGCTTCCGTTCGCACTGCCCTCGGGATTGGTGAATACGCAGACGACGCAGCTGCCGGCACTGGCGGAGTAGCTTCTGGAGCCATGTATTACAACACAACTTCTAGCGACTACCGACTCAAGACCTGATCGGTACCCTAGCCCAGCTTTCGGTCAAGGATGGACATTCGCGAGGAACTGAAGTCAGCAGGAGTATATCCTCAAGGCCCTGTTTCGGCGTGGCCGCAGGGCCGTAATAATACCTTGATGAACCAGGCCAGGGAAAGAGGTAGGGCTGGTCTTCAGTCCGCTACCAAAGTAAGTGCCTCTACTGGAAAGATGGCAGCGGGACTCTTGAAGACGGCCGGACAAGCCCTGCGCCACGGAAAAGTGTCTGAGGTCATCCGAAACGAGCGCTACGAGACCTGCAAGGCGTGCCCCGCCTTTATCGAGAGCTCCAAGCGCTGCTCTGATTGCGGCTGCTTTATGGAAGCCAAGACCTGGGTTGGCGGTGATCCTAAGGCGCTTTGCCCTCAGAAGAAGTGGGAGCGCTGACATGAGCTGCCCAACTGTAGACATGGAGAGCTGCGACAAAAAATGCAAGTGTTTTGGAGGCCCATGTAATGGCCTGGCTTACGATTGTGCCGATCCGTGTCCTGGTTTGTATGAAGAGTTTAACGAAAATACATGCAGCTGTGATACAACAAACAAGCTTGGGGTATGGCGTTGGATCGGAAGTATTACCAGATTCTGCGGTACCTCCTGTATTTCCACTCAGCCCAACGGTACTACAATTATTGACGACGCCTGGTGGGATATCAATGGCAACGGTGTTCTTATCGAGAACCTCAACGAAAAGCCCACGATCTTCGGGACTGACCTGATCTGTACCTATGACCTTTCTGTGACATCTCGATGCCGTGAGGTGACTGGGTTCGAGTCGAGCTTTTACATGGAGAAAATCGGCCCCTGTAACTCTGATGCTGACGGCATCGGTGGCGACAAATTCAGGTCGCCAAACTTAAAAATAGGCAAGGTAAGCCCTGGGCCAGATCCTAATGTCTGCTACGCTTCTGGTTTTGTGGCCCCAGGAAGCACCTTGCGTATGACGGTCGCCATCGGTTCTTATGTCGAGGCTACTGGGTACTGGTACTGGTATAGCGAATAGCGATCGATTGGCATACTACCCCTGTAACATTCTTGCAGGGGTGATCCCTGCCTTACAACATGGCTGAAGAGAACCTCCAGCAAACCGCAGCAGAGACTGCCGCATCTGAAGCTTCTGCTCCCGCTCCATCCTCGACCGACGACATGATGCCCCGCTCTGAAGCGGACAATCTGCTTAAGGCGCTGAAGGCTGAGCGCGAAGCCCGCAAGCAATACGAGCGCGAGGTCAAAGAAACCAAGGCTCACCTGGAAAAATTCGCAGAAATCAATCCCGAGGAATACACTAAACTGCAACAGGAGGCCGCCGAGGCCGCTCGCCTGCAGGCTCAGTGGGGTGAAGCACGCGACGCCATCGAAACCAAGTATTCTCAGCAAGCTCAAGAAGCTCGCAAAGAGGCGGAGTCGGCGACCGCGGCTCTGGCTGCCTACAAGAAGCAGTACGCCTTAGAGAAGGTGTTTAATGCTGCAGGTGGCCGCACTGACTCTGTGGACGGTGTGTCATTCTTCGACCTGATGGCCGGTCAGCTCGGTGGCAACTTCCGCCAAGAGGCCGATGGTTCTCTGACTGTTATCGACGCAGCCGGAGATCCCTTGCTCGATAAGGAATCTGGCAAACGAATTACTCCAGAAGATTACCTGGCTAGCTACAAGCATCACCCTGTTTTTGGTACTTTCTTCCGTGGCGCCAAAGGCAGCGGCGCTGGCATCGGTTATGGTGGTACGGATGCTAACGGGTTGCCGGTGGAGGACCTGACTGGGTTGAGTTCTACAGAGTTGTTTCAACGTGCCTTTGGCTAGACTGGTATGGCTGGTACCTGATACTCCTGGGCCTTTCGGGGCCTTTTTTAATGGCAGCCTGCAGGTCATTACCAAAGCCGAAAACCTGTCCAAGGGGGCAAAAATACAGTTTAGGCATAATAACAGTAGCAGCCCCGTAGGGAAGCTCTGAGACGGAGTGGACTGAAAGGGTGCGATTGTTGAGATGGTTGTGACAATCATCGAAACGCTAACACCCAATTCTTTGTTCATCTCTATCTAAGGTATTTATCATGTCATTGACCCTTTTGGAAGCCCAAAAGCACGCCAAGACTCCCCAGGAGTTGGCTGTCGTGACCGAACTGGCCGCTGGTCAGCTCATGTCTGTTCTCCCTTTCCGCAACATCGAAGGCAACGGTCTGTTCTGGAAGCGTGAAGAGTCCCTGCCCGATGTGGGATTCCGCAACTACAACGGCCCCCTGGCTGAGTCTTACGCTGAAGTGAGCCAGCAGTCTGAGAGCCTCAAGCTCTTCGGTGGCGATATCAAGGTTGACCGCGCTATCGTGGACCTCGAAGGCTCTGATGCCAAGGCTTATCAGGTGCAGGCCCGCGTTCGCGCTATGCGTATGGCTTGGGAAGCTCTGTTTATCAACGGCGACTCCAACCAATCCCCCTCTGAGTTCGACGGCCTGGCCGCTCGCATTCAGTCCGGTTCTTCTCAGTACTTCGCCAACGGTGGCGGTGCTCTGGATCTGGGCAAACTTGACGAAGTGATCGATAACGTTGACGCCCAAGGCGGCCGCAAGTACCTGGTCATGTCCAAGTCTGCTCGCCGTCACCTGAGCAAGCATGCTCGTGCTAACGGTCAGATCGAGATTGCTCGTACCGAGTTCGGCTATCAGCAGCTCTCCTACGCTGGCATTCCCGTGCTGGAACTGGATCGCGACCACAAGAACGTGGCTATCCTCGACAGCACTCCTTCTGCTCAGGACATCTACTGTGTGTCCTTCGGCCAGGATCTCCTGACCGGCATTCAGAACGGTGGCGTGAACGTCCGCGAACTGGGTGAGAGCCAAGACCAGCCCCAGCTGATCACCCGCGTGGAATGGTATTGTGGCTTAGCCCTCATCAACGGTAGGGCCGCTGCTCGCCTTGCCGGTGTTGACGCAACTGCTTCCGTCTGATCCTAGTCGCTGACTGGAAAAACCAAATAGAATCAGGCCCCAACAACCAGGGGCCTTTTTCATGCCTGGTAGAATAGCAGTACGACCTACACCACTCTACCGCATGAAGCACCTTCCCCTTCCCTCTCAAGAGCTTTTGGCCGAATACTTTGAACTAGACTCGTCAATCCCTCAGGGCTTGCGCTGGAAAAAGAAGGCCGCCAGGAACACGGTGATCGGATCACCTGCTGGGCGCCGTCACAGCAACGGCTACTGGGAGGTTCGCTTTCAAAAAGTTCTGTATAAGAGCAATCGGATTGTCTACAGACTCGCCACTGGTAAGGACCCTGGCGAACTGGAGATCGATCATATTGACCGCGACAAGTCCAACAATGCCGCCAACAACCTTAGACCCTTGGATCGCTCTGGACAGCAGTTTAACCGTGTCAGCTCTAACGAGTACAGGTGGACTACTTACGACGCTTCTAGGGGGAGGTGGGTAGGAGGGTATCACACCCCCAGACCCAATAGAAGGTACATCTTTTGCGGATACCATAAAACGGCCAAGCAGGCCTACCAGGCCGTTCTTAAGCGTAAAGGCAGTGTAGAGCCGCATCTCAATAACAGTAAGATTACCTCCAACTACAGCGGATATAAAAACGTTGGTTTCGACAAAAGAAGTCAGAGAAAGTCAACCCCTTGGTTTGCTCAGGTCTGGCGACGAGTGGACGGCAGGCGTATCGGCAAGTTTCTTGGGCGCTACTCGAACCCCTACGAAGGAGCGGTCGCCGCTGTTGCTTACAAGCGCGAAATCGGCCTGCGCTACGAGTATGCCCCTGGCGGCACCAAGTAAACGTGCCTGGGTCTCCTGACACATCTTCTTAGGACCCTTCGGGGTCCTTTTTTAATGCCTTGGCATCCTAGCTCATGAAACAACTTAAAGTAGACAGTTTGATCTCCTGGGACAAGGAGGAATCCAGGTTACTCTCGACCTACCCTGCCATCTTGGTCGAGGTCAAGTGGCTGCCTGGTAGCGGTAACGGGTACCTCGAGGCCTGTCACCCTTCAACCAACCGTCGAAACATCCGATGGTACGCTGATGGCAGCGTTGTCGGCATGATCAACGGCAACACGCTGCAACAGGTCGTGGCATCTGGATCCATCCTCAGACTTGTTCCTGACGGGGTCAATCCTCGTCTTGAAGAGTGGGTGGTAGCCATTTCGCCCCTAGAGGTTGGGCTGGAGTATATTCGCCCTAGAGCAAGAAGGAAGAGGAGAAGATCTAGGCGGTCGTAGGTAGCCTAGAGCAACTAACCAATGCCGCAGGAGGGCGACGCTATGGGTGGAACCACTCTAGCTACCAGGGGGTTAAACATCCCAGCTTATGACTACGCGGGTTTTTCGCCGGCCGCTGCACCTACAGATGGCGATCAAGTAATTACCTTCAAGCGAGGGGGGTCTGGCGGAACAACGGTTACCACCTTGACCTTAACTTATAGCGGCGGCGAACTAGCTGCTGTCACTAAGAGCTGAGGAACATGGCATACGAGTTTAACCCCTTTACGGGCACACTGGATAAAACAGGGGGAGCTGGCGGAGGCGGAGTAGTACCCGATCCGCTGACGCTAGACGAGCTTACCGTCAACACGCTCCTCACTGCCGACCACATCCACGGCAATATCGCAGGCGGTGTCTACATCCACGTCAAGAACACCGACACCTTCCAGCTTGACGCTGGCACCCCCTTCTACATCACTGGCACTGTTGGCGCTAGCGACCGCGTAGAAGTCCAAGCCGCCGACAGCGCCGACCCCGCCAAAGGCCCTGCAGTCGGCGTGCTGGAAACCACGCTGGCAGTAAACGGCGAGGGCAACGGCATCATCCTCGGTGAAATCTTCAACTACGACACCGATACGCCCGGCTGGAGCACCAACGACTCGCTGTATGTCGCCAACGGCAGCGGCCTGACCAACGTAAAACCGACAAGCGGCTACCGCCAGATAGTCGCCTACGTCGGCCGCGTTCATGCAAGCACCGGCACCCTGGTACTAACTGGTACCAACATCGACCCAGTTGCAGGCAGCGACACCCAAATCCAATTCAACGATAACGGCGGCTTCGGCGGTTCACCGGATCTGACTTGGGACGACACCGCAAAAGAGCTTAGTGTCGGCGGTGACATCAACCTTGATGATGGCGGCACCTATAGTACCACAGTCCAATCCGTAACGCCAACTGCCAACCGCACAATCAGCTTCCCT